CTTCCATACCAAGTCCGGCACGGTTCAGCACATCAGCCCAGGTATTCACCACATGACCTTCACTTGAATTAATGGATTGATTGAAGTTGAATCCATTGAGGTTAAAAGCCATGGTACTGACGCCGAGGGAGGTAAACCAGATACCGATAACTGGGAATGCTGCGAGGAAAAAATGCAGTGACCTAGAATTGTTAAAGCTAGCATATTGAAAAATTAGTCGTCCAAAGTATCCGTGAGCCGCAACGATATTGTAGGTCTCTTCCTCTTGACCAAACTTGTATCCATTGTTGTGGGATTCTTGCTCGGTAGTTTCCCTAATAAGCGAGGATGTGACGAGACTTCCATGCATAGCTGAGAAGAGAGCGCCACCAAATACACCAGCGACACCAAGCATATGGAATGGGTGCATGAGAATATTGTGTTCGGCTTGGAAAACGAGCATATAGTTAAATGTTCCACTGATACCTAGAGGCATAGCATCACTAAAAGATCCTTGTCCAAATGGGTACACAAGGAAGACTGCAGAAGCTGCAGCAACTGGAGCTGAGTAAGCAACAAAGATCCAGGGACGCATACCTAGTCGATAGCTAAGTTCCCATTCTCGTCCCATGTAAGAATAGATACCAATGAGGAAGTGGAAAACGACAAGCTGGAATGGACCTCCGTTGTAGAGCCATTCATCAAGTGAATTAGCTTCCCAAATTGGGTAGAAGTGTAGTCCGATGGCATTGCTGCTCGGAACGACGGCTCCCGATATGATGTTGTTTCCATAAAGGAGGGAGCCTGCGACTGGTTCTCTGATTCCATCAATATCTACTGGTGGTGCTGCAACGAATGCAGTGATAAAACAAAGGGTTGCTGCCAGAAGTGTCGGGATCATAAGGACACCGAACCAACCAACATACAACCGGTTATTAGTGCTGGTTACCCAGCTGCAGAACTCATCCCAATTAGAACGAGACTGCTGTTGAATTAATGCGGTCATGTAAATTAAGTATGTTTAGAACCATCCCACCCACCACAATTAATTACTTTTTCTTTGCTGTCTTAGCTGCACGCTTAAAGTTTTTAGCTGTTGGCGCTCCTTTGGCACCAGGCTTTCTCATCTTTTCGCCACTACCAGCAGCAATGCGCTTACGCTTAGCGTGGATGTTTGCATAAAGTCCAGGTTTAGCCATTACTTTTTCTTCATGTTTTTTGCAATTGCTGATGCCACCTTTGCAGGCATCTTAGGGTTCTTCGCTTTTAGCTTTGCTGCAGTGCTAGCAACTTTCTTTTTAGCTGCTGGCTTCTTTCCATAATGTCCAGGCATGATTAACATTTCCATTTGCGAAGTGCCAATGCTTTACGGGTTGGCTTGCCGTTAGGTTTTTTCATAGGTCCTTTTACACCAGACATACGAGCGCAGAAAGATCGCTTACGCGGACCTCCTCCAGGCTGTGGTGCTTTTAGGTTAGAACCTGTCGCCCTGTTGTACTTACGACGACCCGCAGCAGTCAGACCACCGCTACGGGATTTATGTTTGCCCATCTTGAGGCTTACATTCTTAGACATTAGTAGTCGATATCAGAACGTGATAGTTTCTCGAACACATCATTACGGTAAGCAGGGTCACGGTCATACCTAGGATCACTCATTGCTTGTACAACTTCCGCTTGACTACGGAACACGTCAGCAGGTTGATTAGGTGCACGACCAGTAACCATCTCACCGTCAAATCCAACTGCCTTCTCCATCTCTGACCGGAGACCAGATACAGCAAGACGAATGAGTCTTGCATTACCTGATTCCACCAAAGCATCAAAGGCTTCGATATCAGCTTGATCCAGGTTCTCACCAGACCATGCCATCAGTTGTTTGTAACCTTCTTCACCACCTGCTGTGTTCTGAATCTGATTCACCTCACTCTCAGTAAGGTCAGGTGACTCAGCTTGTGGCAGGTTTCCTTGCATCTCAATGTATGCGTTAACCAGATCTGTACTAGACATAGAGGTGAACTGTTCCATTACTTCAGGAGTCAGCTCACCTTTTTCTGCATACAACTGTGATGCTTCAGTAATCAGATCAATAGCAGGGTTTGATTCTACTTCTTCTTCGGGGGTCTCTTCTTGCTCCCGCAGCTCCTCATTTTCATTGGACTCTCCAAGTTTCTTTTGTAGTTCGATGTAGGCTTTCTCAAGCTCTTCTGCATCTTTAAACTTACCAGCATATGCAGCTTCTTGTTCCTTAGCAGCAGCTTCACCAATTGCTATTGCTTCTTGTTCTGCTTCAGTAAACTCAGGCTGATCAGCTGGAGTGGGATCATACGTCAGTGTAGCCATTAACTGTATCTACTTTTAGGTTTCCAAGTCCGACAGTGTTGACAATGTTTTTCGGACGATTTGCACCGATCTTAGGTTTGGGTGCATACTTATTTTCAGGTGCAATAGGTTCTTCTACTGTCAGCTCTACCTTTTCATTAGGTGGCTGATTAACCTTCCGGGTTCGGGTCCGCTTGCGCGACTCCTTGGGTGAATCCATCTATCATCTCCTGTGCTTGTGGATTTTTACTTGGATCCAACATCGGTGCTGATGCAAACTGACCAGCTTGCTTAAGCAGTTCTTGCTGTGCAACTTGTTGCTGCTGTTTTTGCATCTCATTCTGGATGTCAGACATACTCTTGACTAGGTTCAACACATCAATACCTTGTGCAGTAGCCAGACGCTTGATGTATTCATCAGGGTTGATGAACCTCTGAATAGCTTCTGGACCCATTGTCTGTGCAATGGTTGTGATGAACTGAATCAGTGCTTCTCTATCTTGACCACGACCCAATGCATTAACACCTGCCACGATCTGTGGTCGGACAATGCCTTTAGGTAGTTTGGGTAGCTGACCACTGCGTTGCAGTACCATCAGCGTACGATCAAGATAAGGTTTGAGGAACTCAACTGTTAGCAGACTGAACAATCCAGCAAGTTGGCTGTCAAGTTCTAGTTGCGTCAAGCGAACCTCTTCTGCAGTTGTACGCTCAGACTGTCTGACATTCAACACCATGAATGCATCAAGGATGCGTTGACCCAGCTGATTAGCATAATCATATGCAGTCCTGAAGTCAGCAGTCTTACCAACCTGGACAACCTGTACATCATCAGGTCTACCCTGAATGATTGCACCGTTACCAGCTTGCGCTAGAGACTGTGGTTTAGTTGTACTCGATGGTGAGACAAGGAAGATGACCTTAGCGGCTGCTGCAGAGCCTTCTACGAGTGCCTGAGAGAGTCCTTCGAGTGACTTGAGGTCACCAAGAAACTCTTCGACACGGCCACGACCGTAGGCTTCACCATCAAAATTATTGAATCTAAGTACCAGCCAAGGTGATGCATTTTTAGGCGATGTACCACGGCTATCAGGCAGCTGCTTATCTTCAGCTTCTTGATACCATGTCCAGCGACCGTTGCTCTTGTCTAGTCTGACGTGAGTGTATACTTCACAATCATCATCATATGTGTTCGTTCCTGTTCTGCCATTTAAACCACCACCAGCACTTACCTCATTGGGTTTGTGATCAGACGGTTCAGGAAGGCCAATCAGTTTACGACTAATAAGTTCCTTAGTGACAATCTCAATGACATTACCGTTGCCATCGCGGTCCACTACATAACGATTTAGTGGGTAGTTCTTAAGACCATCCTTACCCATATAGATAAGAGAGTTACCACCTACAACAAGGTGTTTGATGGCTTGGTGAATTACAACACGATCATTAGATGCATTAATATAGTCCATGACCATTCTCTCCATCTTAGAGAAGGACAGGTCAAGTTCACTACGAATCTGTGGATCAATCTCCTCACCCAACTTATCATCTCTGATTTGTAGTTTGAAGAAACTTGTTTGTGGAGGCAGCAAAGCTAGCATCAGCTTAGATGCAAGTGTCACTGTTGCTTTGGCTCCAATACTTTGCCAAGGCGTAGTCAGCTTTTTGTGCTGAGAATTATCGTCTTGACGTTTGATTAGGTAAGGCAGCGTTAGCTGCGAACATTCATGAGCGACGTCAAGGAACTGCTGACGTTCACTCTGTAGTTCGTTATATCGTAGCCTTGCCCTCATGAGTTCAATCCTCCCTCATTGCCACTGATATTTAGTGTGCTGCGCAGAGAATTAGATGTAACTCTATTCTTTTGTGTAGCTGATTTCTTCTGTGCACCTACTCGTAAATCCGGCTGTGACCCTACAGGCTGTGCCTGCTTAGGTGCAGGTGCAGGCTTCGGGGGCGGCGGTGGTGGAGCTGGTGCAGGAGGAAGTGGGGGTGGCGGCGGCGGCGGCTTAGGTGCCTTAGGTTGTAAAAAGCACATTATTCTTGCTCCATTTGTTGTTTGATCCACTCCACAACATGACGTTGACCAGCTCGATACATGATCTGTTCAATCGCCATGTCAGGTGTGGGGTTAACAGGTGGAAAAGTTTGATCTAAAGACTCAAGGACCTGCTGTGATTGCAGGCCAACAGTCTCTAGAAGATTAAGCATATTGTGGGAGGTTGACATTAGAATGCTCAAAGAATGCTGGCATCCGAGCAGACTTAGTGGCAGATAGTTCAGGTGCTTTACCTTCATACATCAGCCGGTCACTGGAATCCAACCAAAATTTTTTGTTCAAATATTTATCGGTTGCTGTAGAGGACAGCGGTTGCATCACCCAGTTAATAGTTGCCTTGCGTAACTTATCCAGGGACTGAGAAGGAACGAGTCCAAGCTCAGCACACACAAGGCTATTAGTCGCCACGTGTATCTGCTCATCTCTACTTATGTCCGCAGAGGTTGTACGCATTGCAGCGTCACCATTAAATCGAAAGAATGGGAGTAGTACGAAGAAAATCGCACGCTCGGCAACCATTGCTTTGAGTACCGTGTGATCTGGATGCGACACCCACGCCTTTCGTAGCGCCATGGCTTCCTTCTCAGCTTTTTCATCAACGCCGTAAGCATCGGCAATGAAACCAAGTGCCAGGTCGTGGTTCTCTTCATCCCGTACATTGTGGATGAGTATCTCTCTTGAGACTTCTGGTATGTCAGTGGATAGAGCATCGGTAATAAAATCTCCGACAGGTAATTCCATATGCCTTAATGCAAGAGCGCGATAGATAGCTTCCTCCGCACCTTCCTTGCAGACACCAGCAGTAGGTTTAACTGGCGTCCATTTGCGCTTACGCGCCATTAGTTTTTGATAAGGGTTCATTCTGCACAGTCACATTGTGGTTCTTTCTCAGGCTCCAGGAGACTGCTCAAGTAATCATCGACTTCGTTTTCATTCAAAGCAGCATAAGCATTTGATTTATCTTGAACATCACCCATCACCTGCAAGCTGTAATACAGCGATGTTTGTGGAGACCGTAGCCACTCTTCGATGAACTCGTTATCCATGACAGCCATGTCAGACCACCAATTAAACGAGTAACCGTGTAGAAGTCCACTGCGTCGGTAGAGTTCCATAATGCCGTCAGCAACAGCCTTATAGTTTTCCCAACCAACTTCACTAGCGATTTCAACATCGCCATAATAATATGTTTCAACACCAAAAGTACCGGAGTCACGGTCAACAGTCCGTGCAATAGGTGGAGCAATCTCCGGCGTACAGGTGTAGCCGTCAGAGTCCTTTGAGCGGTAGCTACAAGACGCTGTAGGAGCGATTGCAAAGGCTCGCACCATGTTGTAGCGGCGTGCAATACCAGCAGCGTCCTGGATGCCTTGGTTGATCTTCTTTACCAGAGTGTAAGCAACAGTAGCTTTTTCTACTCCTGCCAAGAACTGCTTAAGTGCTCTTCCAAACTGTTCGTAGGTGACACTGTACTTTCGCAAGAGGTTTGCGAGACCCAACACTCCAAGTCCAACCTGTCGATCTGTTTCAGAAGGGAGGTATTCTCCAGTCTCTCCAACACCTGTCTTTGAATGGAGTTCACAAAGTTCCGACATCCCTTGCATGAAAGCAGCAGGGATTTGGTCGAATGCAGTTGCTCCAAGATTAACGTGCTGTAGTAGACAAGTCCCTCTGGATGGCAGGTACACTTCAAGGCATACGTTTCCACGGATTCTTTTGTTTCCTTCATACTTAACTTTGTTCAGCCAGATATCACCAGCTTTAATAGCTTTCAGTAATTTTTGTCTCGTGATGATGTCCATATCATCCCACCAATCTTGAGTGATATTCACACAACGCTTTACCCATGGGAGTACTTCTCGTGGAGCTGTGATGAACTCATCTACATCAGGATGATTAGCATCAAGATGGAGAACTATTGCTCCGTTCTTGTACTTGCCTCCTCTTCGGAGAGTTTCGTTAAGAGCTGATAGGATTCTCCCAAATGAAACAGGACCAGACGCAACGACACCTGACGGTCTCTCGTATCCTTTAGGGTCGAGTCTCGATAGATGCACTGCAACTCCTGCACCATTTCTGAGAGCGTGGGAAGCAAATCGCCAACTTGCTTCGATTCCATTTGGTCCCTCCATTTCATTGTCAACTACAAATACCGTGCACGACACGGGTAAACGTCCAGTCGGATCATCAATCCAACTTTGCACACGTCCAGTTCTAGAGATCAGCTCAGCCATTTGTGATTTCTTCAGTCGTTACTTCTTCAGTGGTTTCTTCGTTCAGCAATGCATCACAGGCAGCAATAGCACCCTCCAATACCTTGAGGGAGGTGACGACTTCGTTATATTGCTTGATAAGGTTTTCTTTCAGTTCAGTGGGTGTCATTTGGTTACTAGATCAGTGAGTGAAGGTGGTTGATAGTTAGGTCCTTTCAGGATTTTGCCGTCCTTACGGCGAATGGGTGTACCGTCCAAACCAAGCTTGGACATGTTGGATTTGTGAACACGGTGCATGGCTTCTTCAAGATCCCACTCCATGTTCTCTGCATATTGAAAGCAGACATACACCAAATCTGCTAACTCTTTTAGTTCTTCTTCGTAGCCTTCATTGCCACGAGCGTAACAAAGTTCACTGTATTCTTCAGCGATCAAATCCAGTTGCATAGTCCGGTTCTCCGGAGAGTTCTGAATTCCATAAGCTGAGCGGAACTGTATTGCTTGATCCGCCAGCGACTGACTCCGACAGTGATTCGAGATATTCGAGTTCATTTTTAAGATAGTGGATAGCCTTTTTGATGTCCTGCGTTTCCGTAGCAACGCTTTTGTAACCGGCTCTGCAAATATATTTAATAGCATTGCCGCGGTGATAATTTAATCCTTGATCTCTGATGAAGTCCCAGACTTCGATAGATCCTCGGGTGTAGTGGGCTGGATGGTCCATGCTTCTAACAACTGACCAATGTTGTTGGTCAAAATAAAGTTGTGCTTTTGTATATCTAGGAACAAGGGAATGATGTCATCTTTAGTTGTGACATCTCTAGCAAGCAAGTCAGCAATTCGCCTCAGCTTGAACTCTTGCTCCATTGTCAGTTTGGTCGTAGGCATCGGTGGGAGACCATAAGATAGGTCCATTGTTGTAGTCCTCAGCAGTTAAGATCTTTGCAAGCCTTGCATTCTTCAAAGCATCCTCTTCTGTGAGACCTTTTTGAATAAATGCGTCCGTAACACTATTCCAAGTGTATCCATGCTCCGCAAAAAATTTTGCGCTAGTTTTTACACCGAACCCTGGTGCACCGGAATAGCCATCAGTTTGGTCACCTGACAGTGTTTGTATCAAGAACCATTGCCAGCCTTCCGCTGGCGTAATTGTGAACACTTCATCCATGTTGAACAGCTGACCAGGAATTTGTTTCATATCCTTGTCAGGTGAGCAGATAATACAGTCATCATTCGATGTTGCATAGACACCCATAGCGTCATCTGCTTCTAGCTCAGGCATGATGATTACTTTATAGTCATCGTGGAGCTTATTAATTACTCGCTTATAACCACAGGGTTTCTTGCGGTTGCGGTGACCTTTGTACGCTGGGTCAACACGTTTCCTAAAGTTAATAGAATCACTAAAGAAAAGAATGACATCAGCATCAAAGAAACCGGATTTAATACGATTGATATCTTTAATAGTGTTGGCATACGCCTCGCTAAATTTAGATCCGACAACAATTACATCATTTCCGTAGTCAATATCAAACTCTGCAGCAGCACAGCTCTTATAGACAATATAATCAGCGTCGATCAGGAGTTTAGTCATCCTTGTCCTCGCTTTAGCTTCCTCCCGTGCGATGGTTTGCTATTGCGTCCATTGCCTTGTCGTGTTTTCTTTGCAGGTTTTGCAACCTTAACGTTTGTCTTTCCGTAAATCATTAGTGTGTTTCACTCCAGTTGTTTCCAATGGTGGCTTCTGCATCGATTCTGCAGCGAAGGTTGTAGTACTCTCCAGCTTCTGTAGCGCTGAGTACCAAGGATGAACATAAGTCTTTTGCATGATTTGGATCTACCTCGAACTGCAATTCATCATGCACAAATGCAAGCTGAGAGCAGCACAGGTTTAGTTCTTTAATGTGACTATTATTGATGACCATCCACCGCTTCGCGACGCAGCCGGCACCCGACTGGAGCAGGTAGTTCAGCGCTTTATGCGGTGAATCCAGGTCAATTTTTCTACCATCGATAGATTTGATGTACCCTCTCTCTGCAGCCGCTTTAGTTGCATCGAGGAGATCACCGAGTCCATCAACTGCTTCAACGTATGCAGCGCGGATCTCCTTTCCTTTTTTCTTGGCTTTCGCCGTAGATAACTGTTTGTCATAGGAGTGTCCGATCTTCTCATCACCAGCTCCATATAAAAAGGCATAGGTGACAGTCTTTACTTGCTTTCTGCTAATGCCTATTTTGTCGGCATTGACTTGATGGATGTCTCCGTTGAGGAGGATTTCGGCGTATCGACCTCCATCCCACCTCGCCAAATAATGAGAGAGCATCCGAAGCTCAATGCCAGATAAATCAGCGCCAACCATGGATAAACCTGGCGACGGTATGAATAACCTTCTGAATCTCTCATCTGATGGCACTTGTGCGAGGTTCGGGTTTCTGTGGGCGCAGCGGTGTGTATTTGTTGCAACGCTGCAGTGATGATGTAGCCGGTCATTCGTACATAGCTTCAGCCAAGCGTTCGTGCCGTTCGACAGGAGACCAAGCATTTTCGTCACCGTCAAACATCTCGCAAACATCGTAGAAATCTCTGATCCAATCTCGGTCAGAATAACTTCGTCTACGACTGGCTTCCCAGTAGCTGTCAGCTGGGTTGGACTCCAGCCATAAAATGTTGTTAATATCCATGCGATGTGATCCCGTGATGTGCAATTAAGATCTTTTAGTCGAGTAAAGGGTGCACCCTCCGCATATCCTTGCGTGCGGTTATTTCGTTTCGGAGTGAATTCTGCTCCTGCAACGTAAGGGTGTCTCCGTCGTAGTGCCTCTTCAATCTCTCGAAGCTCTTGTGAGAGAGCAGATGTAAGTTGCCATGCAGCAGCTTCATTAAATCTCCATCCATGAATCTCCTGTTCAGTAAGAATTATTTGTACCTGGTGCTCTAACGAGATCCACTCAGGTAAGGTTTGAAGTGGTTCCAAAGTTTGGTGGTAACGTGAACATCTTGTATGCAATAATCTTCCATTTCTTGGCTCCAACTCTGCCAATCAGTGTCTTTGCCGAATGAACCTTTAAATTCACCTAGTCTGTATCCGTATGATTCAAGTGAGTGTCTGCCATATAGTTTTAATGGCATATGTTTCCAGTTATGTTTCTTGTCTAGCTTTATCATGTCGGAGTGATAAAGGCGAGACAACAAAAGAGTGTCAATGACAATCCCAGGAAAAGTAAACCAAGGGAATAGCTTTCGAAGAACAGGAATGTCATACCCAATGATGTTGTGACCAATGATGCAATCAGCATCCGCAAGTCGTTGTATCCCACGTACGACAGGTTCTTGATTACCCGTGTCGTTATATGAGATAGTCTCTTTCGTATCGAGATCATAAATAGCAATGCAGTGGATGGTAGAAACATCTTTCAGTAGTCCATCAGTTTCAAGGTCAAAAATTAGGCTCACTTCTGTTTCCACACGTAAGTCCTATCAACGAATTGAGCACGTTTGATTGCCTCTTCCGTTGGTGGATTAGGTCGAGTAAGCTTTTCTTCAAAAGAGTCGTAATCAAAAATCTGTTGTCGGGTCGAATTCCTTTTCACCTTCTGTTTCCTCAAATTTGCAATTGTCTAAGTTATACGTGAGTGTACAAGCTACTCCAGTTTCGCCCGAATAGCGATTTTTAAGTACTCTAACTGTCGTAATACCTCCAGCTTTGTCGGATTGTTGATTTCTTTCCAATCCAATGACCGAATCGCTGAGTTGAGCGATTGCAGCAGATCCGCGCAGTTGTCCGAGCGTAACTCGTGCACCTTCCTCATGATTTTTGTCTCCAATAGATCGCCTCAAATGTGAGACGAGAAATAGTGAAATACCTGTTCGTTCCACAAGTGACCTGAGCTTAGTCATGGTCGTATCGATCATTCGTCGCTCGTCTCCGTCAAGCCCAGAAAGGAGGATGGAGAGGTGATCCAGGAAAATGATTCGACAGTCGAGGCCTGATGCCAAGTACTCAATCCGATTATAAATAACATCAGGATCGTAGGAGCCGAAACCGTCAAACAAATAGAGGCTCCAATTAGCCAGCGTCTTATCAAACGCAGTCGACAGTTCTTCATGGGTATGTTCTCCAAGGTGCAGTGACTTACCCACCGCAGCTGACATCAATCCAAGAGCGGTTCGACGATTGGACTCTTCGAGAGCCAAGTAACCGACCCGTTCTCCTTTTTGTAGTAGCTGAGTTGCAATGTCCCTACAGAAGCTGGATTTGCCGATGCCACTGCCAGCAGTGATCGTTGTAAGTTCTCCGTATCGAATACCGTGTAGTTTGACGTTAAGTCCTGGAAAGGGATAGTCATGATCCGATGGTGTTTGTGGTGTAGTAACTAATTCAAGCAAGCTCTTGCCTTCAACAATGCCATCAGGTCGATATAATTGTTTCGCCCAAAAAGCATCATCAATTGCCTTACGATCGTTCGCTTGCCATGCGTCTGAGAGGTCCTTGTATGCCTCTAGACGGGCGATGAAAACCTTGCCAGGAGGTAACACACCAGCAGCAGCTTTTGCAGCCTCCTGACCGGGTTCATCATTATCGAACCAAAGAACGATTTCTTCGTATCCTTGCAAGAACTCGAAGTTTTTTTGTACTGATTTCTTTGCTCCTGCTGCTCCTGTCGGGAGTGACACAACGTCCCATCCCGGCATGTACTCATAATACGTTGCAGCATCAAGTTCTCCTTCAGTAATGATAATTCGCTTACCATAACCTTTCCATAAGTGTTGACCAAAGAAAGATCCATCCGACTCGCCTTCGTAGGAGAAGTCCTTACTAGCTGTGCGAATCTTCGCGCCGATAGGTAAGCCATTGGCATTATGATAATAGAATCTTAGTTTGTCTCCATCCCTGTAAATCTTATACTTCTCACAGGTCTTTTCGGAGATATTACGTTTGTGCAGCCGTCCGGCTGACCCTATGTAACTCATCCTTAAATGATGATTGTGAACAACAACAGGTTGTTCGTCTTCAGTTGTATAGGTATGACACACAAAACAGTATGTGTGGTCCGAGTAGATAGCTTTACCATCAGACGAGCCACACACTGAACATGCGTCGTGTCTTATGAATTCAGACGAGCCATTCAACTGGGATTGTTGTGAAGCTTGTCCATGGTATATCATGTTTATCGCACCATTGTGCGTATGTAGTTTTAGATTTTTTCGAGATTTTATTGTAAGGAGTTTGGAAGACCATACGAATATCAAGCTCAGGATTCTGTTGCTTTACAGCTTTGATCTTGCGCCTATCCTCAGGATCCCAGTAACCTTTACACTCTAGAAATATACCGTTTGGCAATAAAAAGTCAGGTGTGTAGTTGTGTTGAATCTGATACGGGACCTTTGTTGATTCATACTCATACTTCACACCCAAGTCAATCATAAGATCAGCGACTTTTTCTTCAAGTCCTGATCTGAATGCCATTACCAAATACCAGGAATAATCTGTCCAGTCAGGGCGTATGCACCGAGTGCAGCAATTACTCCAAGCATTGCTACACGTCCATTCAGGCGTTCAGCCTTTTCATTGTGAGTTTCGTACACGTCCATAATCTCCATAGGTGGTTCTTTTGCAAAAAGGTTTTGGCGTCCGCCATCTTCAGTTGTGACTGTCATCAAAAGTCAACCTCGTCTTCATCAGACTTGACCGTGACGTTAGGTTCGTTGGCTTTGAAGCCTTGCGTCTTACCAAAGAGAGCAGCTACGTTCTCAGTGCTCATGTCTCCTGTGTCAACTCCTGCTTCAGAGTTGAGAGAGACAATCTGCACACCAACGCATTTAAGCGAAGTACCATAAGTAACACCATCCTTAAGAATGTATGGCTTCTGATAGAACGCGACCTTGACCTTTGATCCAGAATATAGAGGTGTTGATTCGTCTGTAATTGGAGTTCCTTCAGTGTCAACCACAGGTGGCTTGTTGTCTTCATTCCATGAGAACTTGACCTTGTATGCTCCATCAGCTACCTCCTCCCATGGTTCAGGCTTCAGCACAGAACGCTTGGGATTTTTGAGTTTACTCTCGCACCACTTAAGTGTTTGGATGCGGTCTTCTTCAAGTTGATCGACCATATCCTGATCGACAACAGTTGCAAGTGAATAGCCAAACTTGCTTGGCTTCAATACTGCCTGGAATCCTTCAAGGACAACAGGCTCTTTGGTGACAATAGTGTTTCGTGCCATTAACAGAAAAAGTATGTAGATTCAATCACCGACTCTGGTTTCAGATCATCGATAATCGGCGGTTTAGTTTCAGCACCTATTTGTTTAGCCCACTCTTCCAAGTAGGAACGTTCTGCGAAGAGGTGCATGTATACCTCGCGAACGATGGATGATAAAGAAGACATGTCAGTAGCACGACATAGAACCGAATCATGTATGAGGGATATCGGAGCGTCGAAGCGTAATGTAGAAAGGTGGAGTAGAGATGCATCAAGCGAGTGGATCAGGTTTGGAGCTGTAGCGTTTCTGTGATGGTTGATGTCACACTCGTTGCTGTCTTCTGTTGCAACCTTGATCTCTACACGTACACGACCAAGTAGCTGCAGCTTGACTAACTCACACACTTTTTTGTTTAACTTCTGTGTGACAACAAAACCAGATGGAGTTGTCCAGGAGATAGATGGGAGAGTATAAATCCAACGTTGTTTGGTAATTGTTTTTGGAAGATCTGACCCTTCCTCCCAATCAGGATTTTTTACTTTGATCTCCTTCCATTCACCTGGTCCTGATTTGATAACCTCAGTAACAGCATTTTCAATCCAAGACATGGCAGCCATAGGACCAGGTACAACCCGATCCATGGCGTCTCTGACAGCCTTCACAGTTGCAGTTAAGTCATCCTTATCAACCTCTACACCCTTCTCCTTTAGTGCATCACGAATGTATCCACGATTGGAGTGAGGTTTAGCGTTATAAGGAACAGTCATTACGACTCGTTTAACTGTTTTCCTGTCCATGTATGGTTGAATACATTCGGGTACATTGGGACAGGCAGCTTCTGCAACGACGGCATAGGCGTCCTGTGGCCGACTGGATGGCAGGACATTGACGAGTTTCGCAGTGCTTGCGTCACGGCAGAGTCCGGCAAGGATTTGTAACCCTGAGCAGGTAGCGTCAACCGCAACTGGCAAGCTAGTAAAAGTTCGATCACAAGTAATTACACAGTTGTAGTATTCTTCGCAAGCAGCCAGAAACTGCCATGGTTCTTCGACACCCTCCCAAAGATGGAGGTTACCAATAGGGTCTAGTGCGACAGCAGATATCACCTCATCGTTCTCAGCTACCCATTGCATACGTTCATGCATAGGTGCTTTATCTAGACCATAGCTAGTAGCTACTTGGAAAGCTAACCATTCTTCAGCTTCAGGTGTCATGTATGCCTCTTCACTGAACTTCAATAATGACTTACCGAAGTCAGTATCTTGAGGAGTTAAGAAAGCAGGGATTGGATAAGCTCTTCCGCGATAGTCAAAAGACCAAGGAATGAAGAACTCTTTCTTATCCTTGAATAACTTAGCTGCTTCCATCGTCATGCGTGTTCGACATGACTTCTTAAATGATGCAGCGTTGAGGTTCATTACCTCTGCTGCTCTCCTCCTGTAGTCTTTGCGTGATTCTTTGTTATCAGCAATATCTACAGGCTTAGGAGGTAGTGGATACTCCACAATAGGGATGAACTTACCGACCTCGATACCACGATCAAACAGTTGCTGAGCAACATTCATGATGAATGGATTAAGTCGATAACCTACCTTCTGTATCTTGTTAAGAAACTGGTAAGGTATTTCTCCCTGTATAGGTCCGACATTGCCACGGCGTACCATGTCGTGGCCTCGCATTACCTCATTCAAGAGGTAACCACCTTGCCGACCTTCTGACCAATCGTTTGGCTCGATCAGCATGGGATAAGCAATAGGACTAAACAGCTCAGCTGTTGCCATCACCTCGTCCTTGATAGCCATGAACTCAGGCGTAGGTACAACGAAGTTGTCTGTCTTTCGTCCGTTCCTGACTATCTCTTTCATGAACCAGCCGCTTGCCTCCATGATGCAATCAAGCAGCCAAGCACCAAGCTTCACTCTCTCAGGAGCATGCCATCTTGTCCACTGAGGTACATCATAACGCTGAACAAGCGTACGGACGATGACAAACTTCTGATGCGTACCTGTGGTGTTATGCCAATAGTTCTTCTTGATTGTCTCAAGTAGACCAGGACAGTTCTTTTCATAGAACTGCATTTGTGCTTCTTGTTCGACAGCTGTGCCGATTGATTCACACAAGCTAACAAGTCTGTTGTCTTTATCTCTGTGGCTAAACACCTTGTCAAAGGTGATCTTCAATGCAATAGCAGCAGCTGCACCTGGCTCAATGGGTTCTAGAAACTGATGGATCTCTTTGAATGCAACTCCATTCTTTCGTTCTCGGATTCGATGGTTGGTGTCTTCAATACGTTTGGTAACAAGAGGCAGAAGAGTAGAAATACTGCTGCACCCATATACGCTAGCGGATGCATAAGATTTATCTTCGAGATCTCTTGTGTTCTTGCGTAGACGCTCAAGTCCGAGTCGGATTGCATCTCTTTCGAATTGAACTTGTTCATGTATTTGTGCAGGTGTTGCCAATAAGAATTCCTCGCTAGAACCGGTTATTAGAACTATACGTTAGCGTACACGTTGATATGACTGACGTGGAAGGTATTTATCCTCCTGGTATACGTCAGCGATCAGGATTCACTCATGAACCTGAAACTAGCGCGTCTACCAATTCCGCCACATCCGCGTGTGGATTCCAGCGATGAGACTCGCTTGGAATACGGCTTGCTGCC